CTATTATAGCTACTCTCAGAGGGTGTTCTTTTCTGTGATTCCCACAGTTCTCTAGCTGTATAACCATTGAAGGTCTTCTGTGTTTCAGAAATAAGCGTATCAAAACTATCATAACCTACTCTCACAGGAGAAGCTAAGTCTTGTCCTGTTTGGGCATCTTTATAATAGATATTATAATTAAACTTAGCCATTAAATTCCTCCTGTAAGGTCATTCTCTGTGCTACCATTGTTAGTTCTAATAAAGTATTGACCATCAGGTTGTCCTCCAAAGAGGTTGATATTACCTGTAGCAAAGTGTCTATTAGGTTTAAGATTACCTTTAAAGATAGTGTCACCAGTTTGTTCCCATGCACCAGAACCTTTAAGGTCTTCAAGTAACTTAGTGAAAGCATCTTTAAGCTCATTGTACTGATTCACAGTGACATAATTACTAAGGTCAGGTTGAGGAATATCCACAGAATTTCCATTAGAGATGGTTAGCCTATTGTTTGTTATAGAGAGTGTCTGATTATCATTATCTCTCTTAGCTTCAAGCACACCAAGCCTACGCTTAATGTCTGCATCATTGTAAGGTGTAGGGGTAGGTAATGTTACTGTGTTACCCCCACTAATAGATAGGTTATTACCACTAATAGATAATGACTGATTATCTCTATCAGCTTTACTTTCTAATGCTTGGATTCTATTTCTTAATGCTGTGTCATCATAAGCTACACTAATGGTATCTTTATCATCAAACTCTACAGTCTTAGGTTGACCAGTCACAAAGTTATAAGTAAGTTTTATCTTATTTCCTGTACGACTAGCAGTTACTCCTGTGACAAAGTTATCTGTTTTACCCTCTAAGGCTGTAAGTCTACGTTTAATATCAGCATCA